TCGCTTAGACCTGCTTGACGTCCAGCGTCACCTTGCCGTTTCGGAGCATCTCACCGACGCCCTGGTCGAAGGTGGCGTGAATACCCTGAGACTCGTCCACGTGAAGGGCCCCGGAGGGCTGTGTACCCGTGTACTTGTTCGAGCTTACACCCAGAAGCACACCAAGGAAGGTGTCAACTGCGGCAATCGTCCCAGCGACCTCAGTCGGGTAGGGCAGATTCCACAGGGCGGCCAGCGTGAGGTAGAGCGCGGAGGTAGCCGGGAGGGCGACCAGAGCAATCCACTTGAGGATGTCGTAGGACTTGTTTGTCATCTGTTTCTCCTTGAGGTGCTTAGCCATCTTGTTTCTTCTTTGCGGGAGGTCTGGGAGTGGGGACGATTGGTAGACGCTTGACTTCATCTACAATCCTCTCAGCGAGACCATTTCCTCCGAACTCGGAGTAGGGCTCGTAGAGGTACTTCATGAAGTCCTCATACTCGTCGAGAGTGAGGTAGCCTCGGTGAAGATATGTCTTTCCGACATAGACGATGCGGTCATGCGCCATACCAAGCAGCAGTTGGGTACTGGCTGACTTCCTTTCCCCGCGCTTCATAATCCATGCCCAGATCCCGGACGAGCCCAGTACCGAGAATACGATGGCCAGGCTCATGTCCAGGACTGGATTCAGACCGAAGTGCTGCATGTCATCCAATCGCGAAGTAGGGACGGACGCCCTGCTCCGAGGTGTAGGCCGCGGTGTACTCCGATGCGTCAGTACCCACATAGATCGAGGAGTTCGTCGTAGCGATGTCTCGAGTCCAGTAGTTGCTTTCACAAGCGATGTAGTTCTTGGCCAGCTCGAAGATGGGGAATCGTCCGATAGCAAGATCCCCTCGCTGGAAGTCGTGCCTCGAGATGGCCTGACGTCCGAAGATCATGTCCTCGGTCATGAGACCAGCCGTGTGAGCCAGCCAGTCCGAGCTAGTGATCTGCGAGAGGTTGTTGTAGGAGGTCGGGAACTTCGTCAGAGGCTGAAGAACGTTCCCAGTACCGAATGCACCCTGAGCCGTTGAAATGGCTCGATTCAGACCAGTTCGGCCGATCTCAAACGAGGTGAACGCCGTCGGGATGTTGTTCGTGTCGTTGTACCGACTCGTGTAGAGGGGCTGGTCCGGGAGGACGATCACGTGGTGGCGGAGATACTTGGGGTAGCCGATTCCGTAGAAATAGTCGAATGCGACAATGCGCCAAGTGACACCGTTGATCGAGAAGTAGTCGCCCAGGAACATGTTGTCGAAGGTTCCGTTTCGGATCGACGTGAGATACGGGTTCACGTTATTACCAAGGGATCCCCCTCGGAACAGAGAGTTGTGAAGACCCGCATTTCCTCGGCTAGCGATCTGGAAGAGGGTACTAGCGTTGTTGAGAGCGGAGTTGATGTTAACCAACTTGCTCTCGTTAGTCCCAACCCGGGACTCGACGTTGGCGATCTTGAGGTTCTGAGCCGTGTCAGAGGCCTTCAGGTTAGCGACCTCGGTAGCCGTGTTCCCACCGGCCTGAGTCAGTGCATCACGGACCGCCTTGAACCAGGTATCGAACTCCCCCTGCAGCTTGTTCTGAAGGCCGGCAAGATCAATAGTGTTCGCCGGACCACCGATGTAGGGGGCGCCGTTAGAACCACCGTAGCCGACTCGAGATGAGACATGCTCGGGAGAGATCTGTCGAGCAGCCTTGAGGACTCGGATATTAGCGAGTACCATGTACTTCTTACCCGGGGTGTCCGTCGGCAGTGGAGCCTGCGGGCTACCAGAAGCCTGACCAGTCAGCACCTCGAGCCGAGCGGCTCGGACGGCCTTGTTGTTGTCGACAGACAGTACGATCGAGTCGATACGGTCTAGTGAGGCGTGAGCGGCGCTGATAGACAGCTTCTCGTCAGCGGTATTCTCCACCCAACGGCGGTTCAACCAGGCCTTGCCGGATCCGACGTAGATGGCCATCTCGTTGGTCCCGGGTCGGACCAGGAAGTGGTCGCCGACATTCGGGAATACACCATCCGAGATGATCCCGTCGAACAGGGCGCCGAACTGCTCGGCGTCATAGACCCTGTCTCCGTTAACTGAATTGTAGAAACCACTAGATAGAGGCATTTGCGAAATCTCCGTCTCGAGGCTCGATCACGATGCCGGGCCCCTTTCGTAGGTAGTTGAGACGGAATGTGTCACCCGTCCACTTGTTTCGAGAAGCCATCGAGATGGCAGGCGTCTGCGTGAAACCACTATCGGACCAGGACTCAGTCATCTCAGTCAGCTGGGCCTCGATGGGCTGTCTGTCATTTGAGGGGACGTAGTACATCACATCCCCGCAAACGAAACCCTTACGGTACTCCACATTCGAGAAGTTGTCAATCTTACCGGACATGACGCCAAGTGGATTGTACTTCGGGAACATTGCGTCCAGAACCCAGTATGGATACCACATCTCAGTCAAGGCCGAGACCATCTGCTTCTGAGCCGGCGTCAGAGCCTTCCAGTCCTCAGCTCGATAGGGTTTGTGGACCTGAGTGTTGTTCCACAGGGCCTCTCGACGATCTACACCATCGCCATAGCGGAGTCGGTGCTCCCTACGGTGAGTCGTGCCGTCTGCGATCCAGTTGTCATTCAGCTCGACGTCTCCTGAGTCAAAGATCTCGTAGACGACGTTCTTCGAGTCGACAATGGAATATACGGCCTTGTAATCCGTGAAGTTCTCGTTCTTGTCGGAGAGAACGATAGTCTCGACAAGGCGAGGGTGCCGGATGTAGGTATGGAAGTTTCCCTGCTCCCAAGTAACCTTGTAGTAGAGGGGGTATCCGTTTGGCTTGCAGGCCTGAAGGATCTGACCGAATGGCTCGTTGAGGGGACAACGGTCCCACACAACCCACTTTCCGTCCTGAAGCTTCTGCCCTGTGTCGTTCACATAGGCATACTCACTTACTTCTGGATCGCCATGGAATGTCCAGCCAGGTAGAGCCCGGGAGGCACCGGCCGCGGGACCGAGATGGTTATTAGCCATCTGCTGAGCGAACAGCTGAGCATTGAACTTCTGCTGAGCGTCAGGCTTGATGAAGGTCTTATGCTCGAGCACACGCCAGGTGTAGATACTCTCGAGAGACCTTCCTGAGTAGGTGTGCTTGTAGCTACCGTTGTTCTGCTGCTCGATTGAGCAGGTCTCGATAACCATCACAGTATCTGTGTCATCCCTTGAGATGAAGTTCCCGAGGCGGTACATAGGTACCGAGTCAGTCGTGAAGACTGCCAGCTCGAACTGTCCGAAGTCGTAAGCCCTCTCAGTCCAGTTCAGGGAGATGAAGTCATCTGGAATCTCACGTGTGTCCTTCCAGTCCAGACGGTTTCTGTAAAACAGATGCATTAGACGCCCCTATACAAGGTCTCGTATTCGATAGAGATATCCATGTCGTTGGGGTTCCCAACAAACTGCAGACCAATGGTGTTGTTGCCCGGGTGGAGCTTAATCCATTGGCTCTTGATGTCGAGAACACCGGTGATGAACGACTCCTTACCGCCGGCAATGTGCTTGACAGACTTCTTGGCGGGTCGAGTGTCGATGACTAGCTGCTCGCCGCGATAGAAGTCCTTAACCTTGTTGATGATCATAGCCTCGTCGTAGGTCTGGTTGATCACTGTCAGGTTGGACACATTGCCGTTGAAGGAGAAGGTGATGACAACTCCTGTATCAGCGTCACCAAGGTAGTTGATGTCCTTACCAGACGAGTTGGACATATCGCCGAAGATGAGTTCCTTTGGGTTGTCTGCAGACTTGAACGGGAACTGGAACATAGGTGTGACGTCATTGAATCCAACAAGACCCGTGATGGACGGGGAGTTGGACCGCCAGTACGGATCGATAGCTATCAGTGAGACTCCGATCTCCTGCCTCTCGGAGAAGATATTGGGTTCGACAGACTCGACAATCATACTGGACTTGACGGCCACCTGGTCAGTAACCACGCCGAAGGTCACCGTCTCCCCAACCGGGAAGTAGTGGTAGATCTTTCGGCGTTCGGTCTGGACGTCATCCCCGACGGGGATGAGGGTGAGAACCACATTACGAGTCCCCACCCTCGCCCCCTTCAGGAATGCCCCATCAATCAGCGCATACCGCTCAAGACTGAGTTCAGTCTTGACTGGGCCAAGACCGGTGATCTCCTTGACTGCGATACCCGAGCTCCAGGGGTCGAATAGATCAAGATTGAGGGATTCGCCCCCCTTGTTGAGAGATGAGACTTCGGTGATCATACAGTCAACGCGTCCTTTGCCATGGCCAGCTGCGTCTTGGTGTTGCGGTAGATGTCCGCGGCATCAAGGGCCTCTGGCGAGTTGTTCGTCTGGTTGAAGGTGATGTTTGTGGTGCCATTTTGACTGTTCTTGTCGTCGAACTTAGCATCCACAGGAATTGTGGGCCGTGCGCCATTCGCTGCGTTGAGCGTGGTGCCGATTGCAGGCATGAGGCTATTGATACCCTTTGCCTGCTTCTCCATCTCAGTGAGATCAAGAACTGGCTTGACCTCGGGCTTGTAGGATGGGTCTTCCTCGATGAGTTCGTTGACTCCCTCGAGTGCCTGGGACAGAGCCTCGTACGCTGTCTTACCCATTCCCTCGCTGGCATTGGCGATGTTCTCGTGCTCGGCACGGATACCGATAGCGAGACCCTCACCCATGAATCCACCGATTGTCTTCATGAGTCGGGAAGGAGAAGCGATGCCCAGGTAGCTCTTCATCTTAGAGATACCATTCTTGGCGCCCTGAACAAGCTCAGAACCGATCTTCCATGCCTTGGATGCGAGTCCTCCGGTAACACCATCGATGATGGCCCATGCGATCTCCTTACCGACCTGACGGAATCGGGCCGAGTAGTTGTTGATCGCATCCCGGACACCCTCAAGGAACTTGAGAATGGTCCACACGGCCTTGTCGATGATTCGTCCAGCGTTGTTACCAATTCCATCCAGGAAGTTGACAATCAAGTCAGCACCAGCATTGATGATGTTCTGCATATTGTCAGCAATGCCCTGGATGAACTTGGCAACAGAATCAGCACCCTTAGAGCCGAACTCATAGGCATGGTTGTCAAGCTCAGTCAGCAATGCACTGATCAGTGTGAAGATGGCCTGCACTACCAACGGAGTGTTGGCGATAATGGCATACAACAACGCCCCGATCAACTTAGCCATAGCAACACCGACCTCTGGGGCCTTGTCGCCAAGTGTGACAATGAACGCCGTGATGGCCAATGCCAGCTGGATCGCCAGGTTCGGAAGAATCTCGGCGAGACCCTTAAGCCCGTTGATCAGGACGACGAATGCTGCCGCGCCAGAAGTGGCACAGATACCCAGTACTGCCGCAAAAGCTGCCAGACCGATAGAGATCGGCAGAAGTGCAATACCAAAGGCAATCAGAACCGCCGTCAGTAGGATCAGACCGGGGGCAACCAAGTCGGCGATGAATGCCGCAGCCAGTAGAACTGCAAGCCCACCAGCAAGAGCAACCAGACCGATTGCTACCTGCATCCAGGACAGCTGCGCCAGTCTCTCGATCGCCATTGCGAACAAGAGCATGCTACCAGCCGCAAGGGCAAGACCCGCAGCACCCTCCGTGAATGCGTCCGCCGAAGCCATAGCAAACACTAAGATCGCTAGTCCAGCGGCTAGGGCGATCATGCCCTGGGCCAGCTTGACGATATCCATCTCACCGAGCTTTTCTACGGCGTAGACGAATACAACAATAGCCGCAGCCATAGCGAGAATGATTGCTGCGCCCTTACCGCTTCCTCTGCTAGCAACATTAACTGCCACCGCAAGCAGGGAAATAATGACTCCAATAGAGATTACACCCTGTACGAGCTTGCCCATATCCATAGTACCTAGCAACCAGATAGCGGCCACTAAAATATTCACAGACACAGCCAAGGACATCAGGATAGCCGCGCCTCTACCCATGTAGGGGTTCTTGCTGACGATTACCATGAATCCAGCGAGAGCTGCGATGATCGCCGACAGAGCAATAACGCCCTGGAGAGCAGTTCCTGTTTTCATAGAGCCGAGCATGAATACTGCTCCTGCAAGAAGCACACATGCTACCGCTAGTCCGAGCAGAATATTCGCGCTGGGTTGCATACGCTTGGCGTTCTTCTGCACAGTCTCCATGAACTTTGTTAGAACCGTGAGGATGATCAGGAGTGCCATAACACCCTGCAGGGCTGAGGCCGGATCCATGTTACCGAGCATCTTAACTGCAACAGCCATGATGACCATCGCAACAGCCAAGACGGTTAGTGTTCTTGCAATACCCTGCAGCTTGTCGTGGTCGATCTTCTCCATCTGCTTCATTGCGAATGTCAACATCGCAAATAGGGCGCCGAGGGCGGCGATTCCCTTGATTAGCTTAGGGAAGGGGACCAGTGACATGACAATCAGCGCTGCAGCAAGGATCAGAAGCGCGATAGCGATCTGCTTAAGCGCCTCAGCCTTGATCTGCTCGATGAAGGCGTCCAAAGTCTCAGTCAGCTTGTCGAAGAAGTCCTTCAGTTTATCAGCGAGACTGCCGATCTTGTCGAAGTTCTTCTTGAACGAGTTCATCCAGCTGGTAATAGCAACAAGAGCACCACCACCAAGGGCCGTAAGCAGAATGCCGCCCATGTCATAAGACTTGAGGTTCTCATTAGCATTCTTTGCCGCCTCGCCAATTCCACCAAACATCTTGTTGACGGCTTCCTTGACTTTTGGCGCCACGGTCTGAGTAATGAACTCCTTGACCTCGATGAGCTTCTTCTTGATAGCGTCGAAGATCTCTGGAAGGTGGAGCCTGTCCGCAAGTCGTTTGATGTCATCCATCCACTTGAGGATGAAGTTCTGCTTCGCTGCTTCCCCAGCGTCCTTTGCCGCCTGAGCTGTAGCGGTACCAACTGAGGCAACCGCCCCTGCGGCGGCAGAGGCCTTACCTGTGACGTCACCTTGCCCATTCACCCAGTCCCGGAAGGAGAGGGCTAGATCCTTGACCTTCTGTCCGGCAGTGTGAGCTGTGTTGGAAAGCTTATCCCAAGCACTGCTATTTTGAATCTTCTGCCAGACTTCCTCGAGGGCTTCCTTCAGCTCGATGAGTTTGGCCTTCAGCCACTCGACCTTCTCCGAGATCTTCAGCTTCTCGCCAAGTTCATTGAACTTCTCCCCGAGTTTGGAAATCACTTCCTCTGTGTTGGAGATATCACCGAAGTTGAAGCCCTTGAAGTAGTCGGACAGAGCCGCCTTCCCGGCATTCAGCTTCGCCTTGAGCTTGTTACCGACACTCTGACCGAACTCATGGAGCTTGTTCTTCGCCTTGTCGATGCCGTTATGGAGGGCTTCCATTGCGGCAGAGAACTGTTGGCCGACAATAGAATTCTTTAGCGCATCTTTTACGAGACCGAACTTCGAAGACAGGTCCTTGAGCGTCTGTCCAACCTTCGTCACCTTGGTGCCGACATCGAGCCACATGATGAAGTCGTGAATCTTCTCAACGACCCACTTAATGGCCTTGCCGAGCAGATCGATCGGAGGAAGAAGCAGTTTGAGTAGCTTACCCCCAATGTCGAGCTTAGTAAACCACTGATCGAACCAGAAGATCACCTTGCCAAGTACCTTAGTGACCTGGAAGATACCGGAATTGAGTCCGGTAACTGCCGGGAAGAACGCCCCGATGATGTGCGCAGCAACAGTAAAGATGACCTGCCCGACCTCAGAGATTACCGTCCACAGGATGTGGAACACCGAGAACAGACCCTGGAACGTCCACTGCAATTTATCAGCGAAGTTGTCTGTGATAATCAACTTCTCAGTGAAATCGGCGAAAGCCTTTACTATTCGATACAAACCTTCAGGAGAAGCATTGAGGAATACCTTGCTAAAGGCCTGGCCGACCTGCCCAAGAACCTTAACGGTGGCCTTGAACAGATTCAGGAGGGATCGAAGGATCTCCTCTCGGCCACCAAGTGCAACAAACCCCTTGAGGAAGTCATTCCGGGCCATAGACATATCGTTGATGACTCCGCCAACCCAGTTTCCGACTGCCGTAAACAGTGTCTGTGCCTGGTTAAAGTCGCCGATCAGGATTCGCCAAGTCTCAGCCCATCCAGATCCCATGGCTTCCTGCCAGGTACCGATCATCTGGGTGAATGTCCGAATCTGGGTAGCCGAGTCCCCTGCTCGCTGGGCCAGATCCTTAAGTCGAGCGGCCTGTTCCTCAGAGTAACCCATCTCCATGATCTGAGCTTCAGATAGGTCGTTCGTCATGACCTTAAGAGTCTGGAGCATGACCTCGGAGGTGAGCCATCCTTCCTGCAGTGAGAGCCTGAAGTTCCCCTGCTTCTCAATGGCCGCGTCAACACCGGTATCCATGATTCGAGCTGTCTCGATCAGGGCGTCCTGGAACTGCTTACCAGCAATGCCGGCGTGCTCGAGAGACATCCAGTCCTGAAGCTTGACTACGCCGGAGCTCATGGCCTGGGCGAGCTGATAAGTTGCGCCAGCAGCTTGTGTGGCATTAGCTCCAGACAGGGCGGCCATGTTGGAGAAACCCTTAACCGCATTCGTGGCATCATTCAGACCAATACCTGCAACCGTGAACGTACCAATCGAGTTGGTCATCTCGGTGAAGTTGTAGATGGTCTTGTCCGCATAGGAGTTCAGTTCATCCAGTGCGGCATTGACCTCGTCCAATGTGGTGCCATTTTGACTGGTGTTGGCCAGAATGGTCTGAACGGCATTAATCTGGGTCTCGTATTCCTTGAAACCGTCGATTGCTGGCTGAACCATCTGCTGAAGAATAGATTTACCGGCGTCAATAGCTGCGGCACCGATTCCGCCAAGGGCTGCGACACCAATCCCCTGCATGACAGACATGTTCGAGGCGGCATCGACAGCAGATCGAGCCAAATCACCTAAAGTGGTGTTCCGAGCTATCTCTCCGACTCGCCTCAGTCCGTCTGCCGCATTGTCCATCTTCAAGGACTCGCGGAGTTTGTCCATACTGGACGCAGATTCCCGGATTGCAGACAGGAACTGCTTGTTATTCATCTTGAGCGAGACTACCCGCTCATCAATAGTTGCCACTATCTAGTGACCTCCTTCCAGGCCTTCTGAGCTATCTTGTCGAAGACCGGTCTGATAGCAGGATTGATGTAGTCTCGACCAACGACATAGCCGCCGTTGCGGGTTCCGTGGCCGTATTGAATGAGTACGGCGATGTTGGCACCTTTATTTACGTTCGAATTCGTCCAGGTAATCTTCCAGTTGTTGCCTTTTCGAGTAACTTCATAGTTCCAGGACTTGGAAGTCAGGCCCGACCTGGAGGGGGTCGCCGCTGCGAGAGCAGAAACCCCCTCCTTGCCGAACTGATTCATGATCAGAGCCAGGTCTAGTTTGGTCATTCTGTCAAACCAATTCCTGGTGAGTTTCCAATCGCCCTGACTCTCGATCGTGATCATGATTCTCCTAGACTAGACTCTCGGTTAGGATGTTTGCAACGCCAGAGACCATGCACCCCGCAGCACCCTTCTGCATTGCTTGGTTGTACTGCTCTCTGGTGGCACAGATGTGTGCCCAGACGGGCTTACCCAGGGCAAGGGTCTTTGTCCATGTCTGCTGGTCTGCCTCGAAGGACATTCCGAGGTAGTCCCAAGGTCCCGCCCATCCATTGAGTCGCCCGTCAGCGACATGCTCCGGGTAAGAGTACCCCCAGCACTTCCATCCGTCGGCCTTCCACTGGTTTACAAGCCAGGTTGCGTCAACGGAGAACTTCCAGATGATCCGATTCTTAGCATCAGATGGAAAGAACTGCTTCAGCTCTTGCCATTTGCCCGCCGAATACTTCGGATCCAGAACTGTGATGTGACTCGACCCGTATGCCCGGAAGTAGTCCTCGACCTTCATGATCGGTTCGCCGATAGTCTTGAACTTTCGGATCTCGTCCCAGGTCATTTCGGTGACGGGGGTATTCGGGGCCGTTGGGTCAGTCCTCTGGAGGGTGCGGTCGTGGTTCAGGAACCAAATTCCGTCCTTAGAGCACTGACAAGACACCTCAAGAGCCCCTGCTCCGAACATTACGGAGTTAGTATAAGCCCTTATTGATGCCTCAGGCCAGCTGACTGACCCTCCACGATGAGCTACAATGAATCCATTGGTGATCATCATGGTTCCAATGTCGGGATACCCCTTAGGGACAGCCCTCATGTGGGCTGGAGTCTCAGAATCGTCCGCCTCGAATATCGTGACGATCCCTCGTTCTGCTCCGACGATCTCAACCGTAGGATTGGACTCCTCCTTGGCCGCCGCATCGATCATCGGGGTCAAATAGACCCAAGCCCATGCCGTCGCATTGGGAATCCCAGTGATCTTTTCCGTCTCGCCGACGAGAAGGGCAGACCAGGAGTCGGTCGTGGAGTTCGTTCCGGCGTTCCACTTGTTCTTGGTGGTTCGCCAGTCGGTAAGAGGTGTACTCTTATTGCCGTGATACTGCCCCGCAACCAATCCGAGACGCTTTGGGTCGATCTCAGGAAGCCCGGCTTGCCAGGTATGGATGTCGAAGTCCTTGACTCCTCGAACGATGATCATTAGCGCACGTTCTCTGGCGCCTGATGCCACCGTTCCCCCAAACTGCACGCCCAAGGTATCCTGAGGACTGGTCACTTTCTTGACAGCGACATAACCTGATCGGCCAGCAGCATTGTTCTGGGCCGCGACTACCCATCCTGTTGGAGGACGAGCGGCAGTGTTGCCAAACTGTGATGCATAGAACACCACAGCTAGGTCCCCCCACTGTGACGGAGCCATCAGATCCGGCATTGATCCGCCCATTCCCTCACCAACGGCTCGAGATACGAACTCAATTCCCTCAGGAGGAGTCGGATAGACCTCGAGACTGTGGATCAATATGTCATGGCCGATAGATGGAACCTGAATAGACGGCAACCATAGCGGATACTGACTATCCGGCAGGACTATATCGAGGTTGATCGTCTGCTTGGTCCCCGCAGGGAGTCGCTTAGTCTCGATGAGCTCCTGAAAGATGTTCTCTTTCTTTTCATTCAGCCGACTTGCTCGGAAGACTAATCGATTCTCATCGCCAGAGGTGTAGTTCAGAGTGAATCGGAACTTCTTCTGGAGAACTGGAATGGCGTGCTGGTCGTAGGGGGTCGTTGACGAGTTTACATTAATGTATGCCCCATCGCCGTCTCGTCGGCCATTACCGAACCACCACGTTCCCAGAATTGGGAGCATGCTGGCCATTACCGAGCTCTCCTCACAATCACTGTCCCGGCAGGAGTTCCAGCAGGAACCGGATCTTCCTTACCGAGAACGAGGATCTTAGAGCCATCGGAGGTCATACTGTCGACTCTGAGCTTGAGCTCGAGATAGCCCTTGATCCACGGAATAATGAGCTCTCGAATCTTCTCACCAGGCGGGTTGGCGTAAGGGTTGCCAACTGGGGCCCATTGACCACCATTTTGACCGTCCTCGGCAAGGACGCCGTCGGTTACGTAAACGTGACCGATTCCGAGCGAGTCAAGCTTCTGGAAGACATCTCGGTAGTTGATCGAGTTGGTCGTATGGACCGTGGCCCACCAACGAGTAGACGGATACTCGGCCATATGCGCCGGAAGGATCGGAGTCTGCTCGTCATTCGTCAGGAACTTCTGGGCCGTGCCTTCATACATCATGCAGACGTTGAAGTCTAGCTTGCACATCTCCTCAGAGATGTTAGACCCGGTGTTGATCCCAATGACGAAGTTGAACCCTTCGTTAGTACGGATCGTGTCGATGAGATCTTTGTACCATGGAACTCGTCCGGCCTGAGTTCCCCAGCCGTTAATGACCTCATCGAGGAAGACTCCCTGAACGAGATCGCCGTACCACTGCTTAGCCCGCTTGAGCTGCTCAAGAATGTATTCCTTCGAGAACTTGTCAGGGTTCGGGATGCCGGCTCGACCAGGATCATCATGCCCAAGACTTGCGGCGCCGTACTGGGTCTTGATGTAGAACAGGATCTTCTTTGCTCCAGCCGCAAGGGCCAGTTCGGCCTGCTTCTTGAAGTCCTTCTCGTAGGCTTCCCAGTCCCCGCTGTTGCGGTTCATGATGACATACCCAAGCTCATCGCGGAACTTGAGGGTCTGCGCCCACTTGGAGAACTGTCCTGGTTTACCATCCTGGTAATAGTCAGGCCAGTAGTAAGTTACTGGTGAGTAGTACCTGGCGCCGGTCTGGAACGGGTTCAGGTTCTTTGCTACAAGCGCGTTCGTAGCATTCAGATCGACTCGATCGGCCTTTGTGGCCAGCTGGGCGACGTCCGCCTTCTTGGCGAGGGCAGTAGCGGCGGCCGACTGGGAATAGTAGGTCGACGCCGCATTTGTATTCGTCAGGAACTTTGCGTTGAGCGCCGCTTCCTTCAGATACTCAGGAAGAGATGCCGCTCCTCCAGCCTGTCCAGGTGGACCCTGCTCTCCGCGAGGTCCGGGGTCACCCTTAGGGCCAGG